ATGGCGACGCTGGGGCGTCTTATGAGCCTGCTGTCACCCTTTGACGTGGTGATATGGATGACGGATGGCTGGCCGCTGTATGAATCCCGCCTGAAGGGAAAGCTGCACGTAATCAGCAAGCGATATACGCAGCGAATTGAGCGGCATAACCTGAATCTGAGGCAGCACCTGGCACGGCTGGGACGGAAGTCGCTGTCGTTCTCAAAATCGGTGGAGCTGCATGACAAAGTCATCGGGCATTATCTGAACATAAAACACTATCAATAAGTTGGAGTCATTACCCAGACAAGAAATTTATAAGCGCAGTCCTGAGCAGCCGGATAATGTTCCAGGAATTGCCAGTGAAATTTTGCGCGGGCGCGACGTTCATCACCGGCTTCAATGGCAGTGGCTACAGCGACGGCACCTTCTTCCTTTATTGCCTGTTCGTCCGGAATGGCGGCGCAAATAAAGACTTTACTCATTTTGTTTTACCTCATTACAGATTTAAGGGTGAACAAATCCCTGCCATTGCTGGCATATAAGAATGAAACCGGATATTTATTACGGAACTGTTTTAAAGACCTGCCGGGATTTCGTTATTATCCTGGTGAATAACTTTATCGACCGGGTAACAGTTACCGGGAATTTTCTGTTCGGTTGCTGCAGTCACACACTCCTGCATTGTCCTGTGAACACTGACTGCAATATCAACTGGCTCTCCGGAAACAAGAAAAACTGTCAGAACAAGTGCAAATGCTGTATTCATTGCCAGCATCCTTTTTGTATCGGACGTAAACGGGCCAGCATTGAAAGAATGCATATTTTATTTAATAGCTCCCGTTCGTGTTTTCTCTTGTTAATGGCATCTTCAGTAAATACTGGGTTACTGATAGTGACACCAATTTCAAAACAACCTTCAGACGTATTAACGTTTGGTAATAACGTTTCCATTATCGCGTCCTCAACAATGAATTTTGTGATGCGGTGCCTGGTGCCTCCAGGTGACGTTAACCAGTTAACAATTAACGCCGGATACAGAGAATCCACCCATAACACTGTTTTTGGTTTTAACTGTTCCGCGTGCGCTCAGCCGCATTCACCACATCACAAAATTCACTTTAAAAAGGGCGGCAGAGCAGTCACGGAGTAAAACTGATACCGCCAAACGTCACCAGAAAATTGATAACAGAGGGCGTTGCAGCGGGGTTGTCACTTAAGCGTATGGTCAACCTGACAACCCGGTGTCCTCAACGGGGGAAGGAATAACCCCGCCATACTTACCGCCGCACCATTTCGCGGATTGCCACAACCGGAAGCGCACGGTCGAACTAAATTTAACGACACCGTACAGAGAGACCAATTTCGCCGTGCGCTTTCGCGTTATGCCCTGACTTTTCAGGGACATATCCTTTCAGTAAACTGTCAGTGCCGGATGTTCACCCGTGTCCGGCGCACGCACTCCACCTGACCCGTGGAGAACTCCTTAATTACCAACCCTCAGGAGGGTGAAATGGATAAAAAGCAAATTGAGGCCCTGCAATCTATTATTGAAAAACAAGATGAAGCTATCAGGATTCTTTCATATCGCACTGATATGATACTAAATATGCTTTCTGCATTAACGGCTGCGCTTGGTGGTACAAAAACAAACGTATACCGCGAAGTTGTTATTCAACAGATAGATAAATTTGAAAAAACCATACCAGGTATTAATGCTCATCTTGCAGAACAAGAGAAAGACCATGCTCTTATGGCAATTTCTTCAGTAGCTCTCCCGAAAGTTGAGTAGTTTTAATTGTTGTTTTGAAATAATCACTGCTTTCACATTTGAGTGATTTCATGGCAATCCAAATGCGGGCCTCTGTGCCTGCATTTGGTTCCAGTTGCTGTAGACGTTTTGCGTCTTCCAAAAGTAAGGCGATAATGTGTTTCAGCTTCTCATCATTTGCTTGATTCTTGTTTTCAGGCGAATTCTGTCCGCCGAATAGGCGCTTCTCTTCATACAGACCTATAAAGGCACGACGCACGTTACCGGATATAGTATCGATGGTTTCTTTTTCTACGGTACTCAGGTCAAGAGTCGCCAGTTGAGAGCGAACCACATTCGATGCCATTTCCTGGAATGGTACTGGTAAATCTTTAAATTCCATCGTCAACCTCATCAGTCAGTGTTTCTGGTTAACCAGCGACGCGCGCCAGCTTCAGTTTTAAACGTTTTGCTTCTGGTATACGTCATCGCGGTAAACGTGCCGTCCTGGTTGGGGAACACGCCACATACCAGAGATTCGTTGTTGCCAAGATTGAGCATATCCATGTTGACCTCATTTCCCCTTAACGCCGGGGTAGCGGAACAAAAACCTGCTGCATAGTTATTAAAGTTGAACCCTGCCGTCATGTTCTTACGCCTCGGGCTGGCTACTTAACCCCTGACCACTGCCTGGTAACTCGAAGTATTGCCCTGCATTCTGTGGGGCGGGGTGGGTTGGTATGAAAAGAAGGATACCCATAGGTATTTAAAAAGTAAATACCCATGGGTAAATTTTTGCGGTGTCTTAACTGGTGACTAGTTGTTTGGTGAGCTATGATGCGTTTTGTGCTTTCTTTTTACGGATTTCTTCGTAGATCATATTGTAATACTGTTTTTTCTCTTCAAGAGTTTTTAATAATTTATCCGCTTCACTTTCTGGCAGTTCGTCTAAGAGATCTAAAAAAATACGTTGTCGTGGCGTTAGAACCCTTGTTTCATAACTGGAGGCTGTGTTCGTTGATGATGAAACGATACCATCCATCCATCCCCGGGGTAACCCAAAGGACTCTTCGATAATCTCCACCATATCATCAGCGATCCGTTTTTTTCCCTTTTTCCCCTCTGGGTACAACATTCTTGATACATAAGAAGGCTCGCGCCCGATCTTTCTGGCCACGTTAACCGCTTTACCATCGCATTTCTCATCACGAATTTTGATGAGTTGCTGTCGTCTAAATTCATATTTGTCCATAGGTAAATAATAGATGCGATTACCGCAAGGTAAACAACCTGTGGGTATTGACTTTTGTTTACCTGTGGGTATTCTTTGCTGTGTTTACTAAGGAGTAGCTATGGAAGAATTAAGAATATTTCTCAATTCTCTTTCGTCAGATGAACAGCGTATGTTTGCATGCGAGTGTGGTACCAGCATCGGTTATCTAAGAAAGGCATTGAGTAAAGGTCAAGTGTTAGGGGCATCGTTATGTGTCCTTATTGAGCGAGCCAGTAATGGTGAAGTTACACGTCAGCAACTAAGGCCTTTTGATTGGATGAATATTTGGCCCGAGCTGGAAGATACCAAAACGTTAACACAACCACTTTCTAGGAGCTTGATTCATGAAAATCAAGCATGAACACATCCGCATGGCGATGAATGTCTGGGCGCATCCGGACGGCGAAAAAGTGCCGGCTGCGAAAATTACCAAAGCGTATTTCGAGCTGGGAATGACGTTCCCGGAACTGTATGACGACAGCCATCCGGAAGCCCTGGCCCGTAATACCCAGAAAATTTTCCGTTGGCTGGATAAAGACACCCCTGATGCTGTTGAAAAAATGCAGGCTCTGTTACCGGCGATCGAAAAGGCGATGCCGCCTTTGCTGGTGGCCCGTATGCGCAGCCACAGTTCTGAATATTACCGTGAGATCGTCGAACGGAGGGATCGGCTGGTGAAGGATGTCGATGATTTTGTTGCGTCAGCGGTTGTTTTGTATGACCAGATGAATCGCGGCGGCCCGGCAGGGAATGCTGTGGTGATGCACTAAAAGCACGGTGTTCGGGGGGTTTATGAGCAGCAAGCTTCATGGTCTTGTCTGGGAAGGGTGCGCCTTCACCGGCATGATCTTATCCAGGGTGGCGGTTATGGCCCGTCTTGCAGACTACAGCAATGACGAGGGCGTGTCATGGCCTGCCATTGAAACTATCCGGCGTCAGATCGGTGCAAGAAGTGAATCCACAGTGAAATCGGCTATTGCAGAACTGGCGAAAGAGGGCTGGCTGACGAAGGAAGAGCGTAAGGTCGGTGGGCGTAATGTAAGCAATATCTATCGGCTTAATGTGGAAAAACTCGAAGCAGCTGCGGCGGCGGCGCGTGAGTCATATAAACCGAAAAGAAAAATTAGCCCGGCAAAAAATGACCCGTTAACAGTTGACCCGTCAAATATTGACCCCTCAACGGTTGACCCGTCAAATTTTGATGGATCAACTGTTGATAAAAAACTGCCGATTAGGGGGCCGATGATTGACCCCGATCCGTCAGTATTAAAACCTGATCCGTCAGATAAAAGATCTTCTTGTCCGGACGCTTCGCAACCGGACCCGCAGACGGCTGAACAGGATTTTTTAACCCGACACCCTGACGCGGTTGTGTTCAGTGCGAAAAAACGCCAGTGGGGAAGTCAGGAAGATTTGGTGTGCGCACAGTGGATCTGGGGACGAATCGTGAGTCTTTACGAGCAGGCGGCCAGCTATGATGGCGAGATCACTAGACCGAAAGAACCCAACTGGACAGCATGGGCCAATGACGTTCGCACAATGCGGATGCTGGATGGCAGAACTCACAGACAAATTTGTGAAATGTTTGGGCGTCTCCAGCGGGATTCGTTCTGGGTAAAAAACATCATGAGTCCGGCAAAACTCCGGGAAAAATGGGATGAACTGGTTATCCGCCTGGGGCGTTTGCCTGCGCAGCGTTGCGTGAATCACATTTCTGAACCGGACACTGAAATACCGCCGGGATTCAGGGGGTGACGTGTCATGAAAAACATTGCGGCAGGCGGCGTTCTTGAACGTATCCGAAGACTGGCTCCGCCACATGTAACCGCCCCATTCAGAACGGTAGCGGAGTGGCACGAGTGGCAACTTGCTGAAGGCCAGAAACGTAGCGAGGAGATCAACCGCCTGAATCGCCAGTTGCGGGTGGAAAAAATTCTGAATCGCTCAGGCATCCAGCCGTTGCACCGTAAATGCTCGTTTGCGAATTACCAGGTGCAGAACGACGGTCAGCGATACGCGTTGAGCCAGGCGAAATCTATCGCTGATGAACTGATGACCGGATGCACAAATTTCGCGTTTAGCGGAAAACCTGGTACCGGGAAGAACCACTTAGCAGCAGCTATCGGGAATCGCCTGCTGAAAGACGGTCAGACAGTGATTGTGGTTACCGTGGCTGATGTTATGAGTGCCCTCCACGCCAGCTATGACGATGGGCAGTCAGGCGAAAAATTTTTGCGGGAACTGTGCGAAGTGGATCTGCTGGTTCTTGATGAAATTGGCATTCAGCGCGAGACGAAAAACGAGCAGGTGGTACTGCACCAGATTGTTGATCGCCGGACAGCGTCGATGCGCAGCGTGGGGATGCTGACAAACCTGAACTATGAGGCCATGAAAACATTGCTCGGCGAGCGGATTATGGATCGCATGACCATGAACGGCGGGCTATGGGTGAATTTTAACTGGGAGAGCTGGCGTCCGAATGTCGTCCAGCCAGGAATTGCGAAGTAATTTTTACCGGGAGAAAAATTTAATGGAGACTGTTTTTGACGCACTGAAAGCAATGGGAAAAGCCACATCCATAGAACTTGCTGCGCGACTTGATATCAGTCGTGAAGAAGTGCTGAACGAACTATGGGAACTGAAAAAGGCTGGTTTTGTTGATAAAAGCGCGTACACCTGGCGTGTGGCTGATAACAACGTTCAGCAGGAACAGCCAGCGCAGGCAGAACTGCCGGAAGAAATCACCACAGCAACAGTAGCGAAAATCTCAGAGTGCGATTTAACCGCGACGATTGAACAACGAGGACCACAAATGGCTGATGAGCTGGCTACATTGTTTGGTACCACATCACGCAAAGTGGCTTCAACGCTGGCAATGGCAATCAGCAAAGGTCGTCTGATTCGCGTAAATCAGGGCGGTAAATTTCGTTACTGCATACCGGGCGATAATTTACCAGCAGAGCCGAAAGCAGCATCGGTAGCGGAAACTGATGGTAAGGCCTTTCCTCATACCGCAGGTGTTGCGTTACCAGTACAGGAGGCTGCAACACAGGAAGATATTAAAACAGAAACTGTGGCGGACATTGTGCAGTCGCTGCCATCGTTTACTGAAACGCGAGCGGATGACCTGGTTTTACCATCACTGCATATGGCAAACCGCGAACTGCGTCGGGCGAAAAATCATGTCCAGAAGTGGGAGCGAGTCTGCGCCGCGCTGCGGGAGCTGAACAAGCACCGGGATATTGTTCGACAGATTACTGATTCTTCCCGCCGTGTTGTATCGGAAAAGTGATTGCCGGAGGCGCTTATGGCAAAAGTATTTACACAAGAAGAGCGGGAAAAAATTAAAGGGCAGGTTGTTGAGCTAGTACGCCGGAGTGGGCGCGAGACGTTACGGCAACTGGAAGCCAAGACAGGTGCGACAAGATATCTGATGAGCGTTCTCGCCAGAGAGCTGGTTGCCAGTGGCGATGTATACAACTCTGGTTACGGGTTATTCCCGTCTGAACAGGCTCGTAAGGACTGGCAAAATGCCCGCAAAAAACTATCCAGGGCAAAGGTGAAGAAACCATCTGTGGTTGATCCGGACCTTATCTGGTCATTACCAGACGGAGAAATACGCCGCTACGACAGGCGTCTGAACATAATCTGTCGCGAGTGCCGGAAGAGCGAAGTTATGCAGCGTGTGCTGGCGTTTTATCAGAATGGTTTTCGAGAGAGGCTTGGAGATCAGGGATGAATAGAACGATGAAGGATGGAAGCTACATATTCTCGGTACTAAGATTTATTTTTCTGACACAAAATGACCATTTGGCGTTACATAATCCCAAAAAAACGTATCAAAAATCTCAAAATGCGTTACGATTAGAGAGTATTTTGATTCTGTGTGCTCATTTTTTGATTGCTGTGGCTTTTTGTTGTGGGAGTGTTGAATGGATTATTTATCAGAAGTGTTAAAAATCATTGAAGGTGCAACAAAGGCAAATGCTTCGATGGCTAGTAATTATGCTGGGTTGCTGGCAGATAAGCTCGAACAAAAAGGGGAGGTCAAGCAAGCCAGAATGATAAGAGAAAGGTTGCTTAGAGCTCCCCAGGCGTTGGCAGGAGCTCAAAGGGCTGGAGGTGGGATATCTCTGGGCTCATTACCGGTAGATATTGATAGTCGACTCAACACTGTTGATGTCAGTTATCCTAAATTAGACAGTTCAGAGATTTTTCTGCCTGCAGCAATCAGTACCCGTGTTGAAGAGTTTATCACTAATGTTCAACGTTATGATGAGTTTGTTAAAGCTGATGCAGCATTGCCGAGTCGTATGCTCGTGTATGGAAAGCCAGGAACAGGTAAGACTATGTTATCTAAGTACATCGCTACCCGCTTAGATTTTCCACTTCTTACAGTGCGTTGCGATACTTTGATTAGTAGTTTATTGGGACAAACCAGCAAAAATCTTAGACAGGTTTTCGATTATGTAATGCAGAGGCCATCAGTGCTTTTTTTAGACGAATTTGATGCTTTAGCTGGAGCAAGAGGTAATGAGAGAGATATAGGTGAGCTTCAGCGAGTTGTCATTTCACTATTGCAGAATATGGATGCGGCATCAGAGGATACGGTAATTATTGCCTCAACTAACCATGAGCAACTTCTGGATCCTGCAATCTGGAGGCGATTTAGCTTCAGAATTCCAATGCCTCTGCCTGACATACATCAGAGAGAGTTAATTTGGAAAAATCGTTTAAAGAATATGATATGTAGCGATCTAGATTTAAGTGATTTATCAAGAAAATCGGAGGGATTATCCGGAGCAATAATTGAACAGGTGAGCTTGGATGCACGTAGGGATGCAGTTATTGAAGGTGCAAGTGTGATAAATCACCATAAATTGTATAGGCGTTTGTATCTTGCGCAATCGCTTATGGAAGGTGTAAATTTAAGCACTTACGAAGATGAAATTCGTTGGTTACGTTCTAAAGATAAAAAATTATTTTCTATCAGAGTTCTTGCTAATTTGTACAAACTTACATCAAGAGTAATTTCAAACATTCTGAAGGAGTCAGGAGCATATGAGCAGAAGGGGTACACAGTTTAGTAACGCAAAAGTTACAAACCCAATGTTAAGAATCCCTTTTTCCAGTAGTGACTTGGGTGCAATAGTAAACGCTGGCGGTGGGGCAAAGGTATTGGTTGATGTAACAGCCGAATATAGACAAGGGCTAGTAAGAAATTTAACAACCAGTAAACATTATTTAGAATCCAAACTTTCAGAGTACCCTGGAAGCTTGGGTACTTTGGTTTTCAAATTAAGAGACCAGGGAATAGCCAAAACGCATAGGCCGAACAAAATTGCTCAAGAGGCTGGATTGCAAAATGCCGGTCATGCCAAAATAGATGAAATGTTGGTTGCTGCTCATGCCGGCTGTTTTGACGTATTAGAGTCAGTCATTTTACATCGGAATATTAAAGCGATTTTGGCTAACCTAAGCGCGATTGAGCGCATTGAACCTTGGGATGAGAATAGGAAGGTTCCAGGAGGCACTGATGGTTTGTTTGAATCATCAAACATCCTTGTACGACTATTTGAGTACACAGGTGAAGATGCAACTTACAACAACTATGAAAACGTTATTTCTATATTAGAACAACACGGAGTTAAATATGATGAGATTAGACCAAAATGTGGTCTTCCCTTATTAAGGATAATGGATTTATCCCCAAATGATAGATATATATTAGACATTCTCATTGATTACCCGGGTATAAGAACGTTAATTCCAGAACCAAAATATTCAGCATTCCCGGTTAGTGTAAGTGATTCTGTTGGCATTGAAACAAATAGCTTTCCCGTACCATCAGAAGAATTACCCATTGTTGCTGTATTTGACACTGGGGTAAGCCCCATCGCGGCAACAATTACTCCTTGGGTAGTGAGTAGGGAAACATACGTAATTCCTCCTGATACGAGTTATGAACATGGGACTATGGTGTCTTCATTGATATCAGGCGCTCATTTTTTAAATGACAATCATCCATGGATTCCTGATACAAAATCTAAAATCCATGATGTTTGTGCTTTAGATGAAAATGGATCTTATATATCAGATTTAATTCTGAGGCTAGCAGATGCTGTAAATAAAAGACCAGATATAAAAGTCTGGAATTTATCTTTGGGAGGCGGACCATGTAATGAGCAGATGTTTAGTGATTTTGCGATGGAGTTAGATCGGCTCAGCGATAAATTTGGTATTTTGTTTGTAGTTGCTGCAGGTAATTATGTAGATGAACCTATACGTACATGGCCAAATCCTGATCCGCTTGGAGGTGCTGATTTAATTTCCTCTCCTGGAGAGTCAGTCCGAGCACTAACAGTTGGTTCAGTTTCTCATATGGAAGCTAATGATGCTTTAAGTGAAATTGGAACACCGACACCATATACTCGTCGTGGCCCTGGGCCTGTATTTACTCCAAAGCCAGATATAATCCATGCTGGCGGTGGGGTTCATAGACCTTGGAATGTAGGAGCAAGCAGTTTAAAGGTCGTAGGGCCAGATAATAGGCTTTGCTCTAATTTTGGTACTAGTTTTGCTGCTCCAATTGTGGCAAGTTTAGCTGCGCATACATGGCAGAGAATAGCCACTAATTCAGACTTTAATGTTTCACCATCATTGATTAAAGCATTATTAATTCATTCCGCTCAATTATCTTCTCCTGATTACTCGCCAAGTGAAAGACGCTATTTGGGAGCGGGAATTCCTAATGAGGTTATTGAGACCTTATATGATAGTGATGATAGGTTTACTCTGATTTTCCAAACATTCTTGGTTCCTGGGGTGAGGTGGAGAAAGGAAAACTATCCCATACCATCGGCACTTATTCAAAATGGAAAATTTAAAGGTGAGATTGTAATTACTGCTGCATATGCACCACCACTGAACCCTAATGCCGGCAGTGAATATGTTCGCGCGAACGTAGAGCTAAGTTTTGGCTTAATTGAGAATAATACTATAAAAGGAAAAGTACCTATGGAAGGAGAAAACGGTCAATCTGGATATGAGAGAGCTCAAATTGAGCATGGTGGAAAGTGGTCACCAGTAAAAATTCATCGCAAGGCATTTAATAAAGGAATTACTTCGGGTAACTGGGCTCTTCAAGCTAAAACAACGTTGAGAGCGAATGAACCGGCCTTAATGGAGCCTTTACCTGTAACTATTGTAGTAACTTTAAAATCATTAGATGGAAACACACAAGTTTATGCTGATGGCGTAAGAGCTTTAAATGCTAATAACTGGGCTCACTATCCATTGCCTGCTCGTGTGCCAGTTTCCGTATAACAACTATATAAATCAAACCCGCTGTAGCGGGTTTGATTTATTTGTGGGTGTGTTTTATAAAAATACCGCCCATACACAACAAAATACAAAAAGTATTACAGATAAAAAAGGAGCGTAATGTGCAGATTTGTTGTTTTCCATATTTACTCACCTTAATATGATTAATCCCGATAAGATTGTTATTTCAGCGGTTTTCAAATGAAATATTATGCTAATCTGGCAGATTTGCATAACATTAAAATTTAATTTATCTAACCGCTTTTAATAATAAGCGTTGTATTTTTATCCCAGCAATCTGTTGTTTGGTTTTTATTCCATTAAGGTGGGGCTTTACACTGGAGCCAGTTTATTTATACTTCATACGTCAGCCTGAACAACTGGCACCTGCTGCGCCAGCAGAGAAAACAGATGGCGCACGATACCAAATTTTACAATTCGGATAACTCTGCCGCCCCTGCCAGCAGGCACGGGCGGCGTTCTCATGCATTCAAATCTGACTGGTATCAGCACGACCCCTGCACCGAAGAACAGGCTGAATGGCTCATTCAGTGTTACCGCGGGCGCGGATGCGAGGTTAAAAAAGCCCTTAGCCTCGACTACCGTCACTGGATAATCTCCGTCAGGCTCCCTTACTCAGAACGGCCAGCGCGTCCGTCCCGCACATTCCAGCAACGGATCTGGAGGTAATGTGCGGGTATTACTTCGATCTGTTCTGGTACCGGAACTCGGTCTGGTTATCGTTAAGCCAGGCCGTGAATCAATGTCAGCATTCCATAACGGCAGAATACTGGTGGAGCCGGAACCAAAAAGCATGCGTAATCTGCCGTCCGGGGTCGTTCCTGCCGCTCGCCAGCCGCTGGTGGAAGACAAAACATTGCTGCCGTTTTTCAGTAACGCACGGGTGATTCGTGCTGCTGGTGGTGCTGGTGCATTGTCTGACTGGCTGTTGCGCCATATTAAATCCTGCCAGTGGCCACACGGCGATTATCATCACAGCGAAACCGTCATTCACCGTTATGGTACCGGCGCAATGGTGTTGTGCTGGCACTGCGACAACCAGCTGCGTGACCAGACATCCGAATCACTCGGGCAACTTGCTCATCAAAACCTGTCAGCATGGATGATTGACGTCATCGGTCACGCAATAAGCGGTACGCAGGAGCGTGAATTATCTCTGGCTGAATTATCCTGGTGGGCGGTCCGCAATCAGGTGGCGGACGCGCTACCGGAAGCGGTATTACGTCGTTCGCTGGGGTTGCGTGCGGAAAAAATTCGCTCTGTGTACAGTGAAAGCGACATCATACCGGGAGAGCAGACCGCCACCAGCATACTGAAACAGCGCACAAAAAATCTTGCGCCGCTGCCTCACGCCCACCAGCAACAGAACCCACCACAGGAAAAGACGGTGGTCAGCATTGCCGTTGATCCCGAGTCACCGGCTCAGTATCTCCAGCGCCAGAAATCACAACGGGAAGAGATGCCTGTATACACGCGCTGGGTAAAAACGCAGAAATGCATGACGTGTGGCAATCAGGCAGATGATCCGCATCACATCATTGGTCATGGACTGGGAGGGATGGGAACAAAGGCTGATGATTTGTTTGTTATTCCGCTGTGCCGTAAATGCCATAGCGAACTACACGCCGGGGTAAAAGATTTTGAAGAAAAACACGGCAGCCAGCTGTTGTTGCTGATTCGTTTTTTAATGCACGCGAGAAATTCGGGTGTTCTGAAGTGGAAAGCATAAATGACTGAACGCATAGAATTTGTTTTGCCTTACCCGCCAACGGTGAACACTTACTGGCGTCGTCGTGGCAGCACATATTTTGTATCAAAAGCCGGGGAGCGTTATCGCCGGGCAGTGGCGCTTATTGTTCGCCAGCAGCGGCTGAAATTAAGCCTGTCCGGAAGGTTGGCAATAAAAATTATTGCAGAACCACCGGATAAGCGCCGCCGTGATCTGGACAATATTCTGAAAGCGCCGCTGGATGCGCTGACGCATGCGGGGTTGCTAATGGACGATGAGCAGTTTGATGAAATCAATATCGTTCGTGGTCAGCCAGTATCTGGTGGACGTCTGGGGGTGAAGATTTACCCCATAATGCATGAAGAGCAGGTCAAAAAATGAAACTGGAAGATTTACCGAAATACTACTCCCCAAAATCCCCCGGCCTGACTGATGCATCGGCCTCAACGTCGAAAGATGCGCTGAGTATCACTGATGTGATGGCCGCGCAGGGCATGACACAGAATCGGGCTGAGATGGGGTTTTCTGCGTTCCTGGGGAAAATGGGCATCAGTATGAATGACAGGGCGCGGGCAACAGAATTACTGGCAGATTATGCACTCAGTCGGTGCGATCGTGTGGCGGCGTTGAGAAAACTTCCGGCAGAAATAAAACCGGTAGTGATGCGCATTATGGCTTCGTACGCTTTTGAGGATTATGCCCGCAGCGCAGCGAGTAAAAAGCAGTGCCCCTGTTGCCGAGGGGAAAAATTTATTGAAGGCGAAGTTTTTACAAACAAGGTTCAGTATCCGGATGGCAAGCCGCCAGTATGGGCAAAGTGTACGAAAGGTGTGTATCCGTCTTACTGGGAAGAATGGAAAAAAATTCGGGAGGTGGTGAAAGTTTCTTGTCCTGAATGTAAAGGGAAGGGGGAGATTTCCACTGCCTGTAAAGACTGCCGTGGGCGTGGTGTTGCCATTCATCGTGAAGAGTCGGTAAAACGTGGTATGCCTGTTATCAGAGACTGCCAGCGTTGTGGTGGTCGTGGCTGTGAAAGACTACCATCAACGGAGGCATTTAATGCCATACGCAAAGTGACGAGTGCTATCACGCTTGATACGTGGAAAAAATCAGTGAAACGCTTTTACGATACGTTGGTGGTTCGGTTTGACATTGAAGAGGCATGGGCGGAGCGGCAGTTAAAGAGGGTAACGCGATAGTGTTGTTGATTTTTCCCGAATCTGTGGTAAATTTGCTCTAACGATAGGCGTTTTATGCCTGACGTTAGAAGATTTTTTACACCCCGCCGCCTGGCGGGTTTTTTATGACTGAAATCGCGTCAGTACAGTAAACGCGCTGGTGGCGGTGAATACCTGTCTTTCAGCTTGCTGGCTTTTTCGACAAGAGTTATTGGTGTGTCACGTTAACCGGAAAAGGGAAAAAGACATGCTAAAACAGCAGGATATGACAGAAACCGCCAGAGTGGTGTTTAATGAATTAAGCGTCACCGAACCGGCGACAGTCGGGGAGATTGCGCAGAATACTTACCTTTCACGCGAACGCTGCCAGTTAATACTGACTCAGCTGGTTATGGCGGGTCTGGCAGACTATCAGTTCGGTTGTTACAGACGCCTTCCGCAGTGAAGGCTTTTTTATTTGTGGTAAATGGGCGGCTGGTGGGTGTTAGGGGCACCCACCAGCCATCTGCTCATGCGTTGGGTTCACAAGCAAACCTCAGGCCCACTGCTTTGCGCAAAAGCAGAATGAGCCTATCAGAGACAGGCTTAATGATCCATGCTTAATACTGTAAAAATATCCAGTTGTGAGTTAATCAACGCCGACTGCCTGGAATTTATCCGGTCGTTACCCGAAAATTCTGTTGACCTGATAGTCACGGACCCGCCGTACTTTAAAGTGAAGCCTGAGGGCTGGGATAACCAGTGGAAGGGCGACGATGATTACCTGAAATGGCTGGACCAGTGTCTGGCGCAGTTCTGGCGGGTGCTGAAACCTGCCGGAAGTCTTTACCTGTTCTGTGGTCATCGCCTGGCATCTGATATCGAAATCATGATGCGTGAACGCTTCAGTGTGCTGAACCATATTATCTGGGCGAAGCCGTCCGGACGCTGGAACGGGTGCAACAAGGAAAGCCTGCGGGCGTATTTCCCCGCCACAGAGCGCATTCTGTTCGCGGAACATTATCAGGGGCCGTATCGTCCGAAAGATGCCGGGTATGCGGCGAAGGGCAGTGCACTGAAACAGCATGTGATGGCCCCGCTGATTTCTTACTTTCGTGATGCGCGCGCGGCCTTGGGGATAACGGCAAAACAGATTGCAGATGCCACAGGAAAGAAAAACATGGTGTCGCACTGGTTCAGTGCCAGTCAGTGGCAGCTACCGAATGAAAGCGATTATCTGAAATTACAGGCGCTGTTTGCCCGGGTGGCAGAAGAGAAGCATCGGCGTGGTGAACTGGAAAAGCTCCACCACCAGCTGGTGGATACGTATACCTCACTGAACCGGCAGTATGCGGAGCTGCTGAGTGAATATAAACATCTGCGGCGGTATTTTGGCGTGACGGTGCAGGTGCCGTATACCGATGTGTGGACGCATAAACCGGTGCAGTTCTATCCCGGGAAACATCCGTGCGAAAAACCGGCAGAAATGCTGCAGCAGATAATCAGCGCAAG